ATTGCTTCATTAATTCTCTCAAAAGTCTTTAAGGAATTAGCGTTGATCTCAAGTAATTTCTTGAGTGAATTAGAAATAGAGTTGTTAGTATTCATATTATCTTAAAATATCAGCTTCGAATTGATAATTAGTAGGATTTATACATACTAATTCAATATACGGTTTGTTTGTTATTAATTGAGTTGCGTCTATATCTGCTATTAATTTGTCAAATCCAGTTGTTTTACTAGTCCAAATTTTAATATTATTACCAGACATATTGATTGTGTCAAATGTGATTTTAAAAGTTTGACCGCTTTTCCAAGCAGTAAGACTATCATCAATGTATATATTAAGATTACTTTCAGGATCAGAAATATCTCCATTAGGTTTTCTAATTAAACCTTTAAGACTTAATCTATTTGTAAAAGCTTCTAGTCTAGACCATATTGCAAATTTACCAGAACCGTTTCCAACATTTCCTGCATCAAACCATACAGTATCTGATAACTGAGTAGCAATTGCGTTAGCAACCATATTCCAAAGGTATACACTATTTAAAGTATAACCATCAACTGTACTATTAATTTTAATTTTATTAGGAATAGATTTATCAACTTCTGTACCTTTACCGGCAAATAAAACATCAGTATTGTATTGCAATTCTACAGGTATTGTTCCGTCAATTAATGAATTGATTTTATTGTGTGCTTTTGTAATTAATTCCAAAAGAGAATTAGAGTCTGCTAATTGAATAGAGGCATTTTGGAATGAATCTTCTAAAGAAACAATTCTACTTAAAAGTGCCGTAGCATTTTCTTTAGCAGCAACTATATTTTCAATAGCATCTAATCTATCAACAACTGCACCGTATCTATTATTTGCTTGAATTAAAAGTTCAGTAGCATTTTCTAAAGCAGTAGTTGTATCCATGAATAAATCCATAGAGAACGTTGTAAAATCATTTACACTCGTTTCAACACCAACATTATCTAATGATGAATTGAATTTTAAATTTAATTTTAATGAGAATGCATTACCATTTAAACCTGTAATTTCATTTGGCTTATACTTAATTTGCTCGTTGATCTTAGAACCAGGTCCATAAGAATCTTGAATATCATCAAGTATTAAAATACCATATAAATTCGTTGCTCTATTAGCAGGTACTGATTGACTATAAATATCATAATAAACTAAAATGGCATTAAAAGTAAACTTTTGACCTTTCTTAGCAAAATCTAATAAAGACTTTACATCCGGATCATTGTTAATTTCTTCGTATGCATTTGCATCGAATTGAATACCTACGCTATTAGTTGCATTAGTTTGAATATTGTAATATGGTCCACTACTTAGAGCGTAATCATCAACAATTGTATTGACATTAATATTAGGATCAGGATGTGTTTGTCCTGCTCTACCTTCTATATAGTCACTAGCATATAATTTAGTTGCAGATGTGTTGTAATTTGATGGTTTAAACAAAACAGTCGGTGTATAACCAACTGACGTAGGAACATTAATATAAACTTCATGATAAGTGTTACCTTGATATGCAACATCATTCTCAACGTCAATAGTTCCTAAATATTTAACCAATCTATCGTAATTATCACTCGCTAAATTTCCATTAACTTTCTCTGTATAATTACCTAAAAGAGTTTGGTTAGAATCTGCTGTAATAAAATCAATGGCACCTAAAGAAGATAACCATTTAAAGAATATTTTTTCAGCGTCTGATTGTAAAATAATTGGATCGTAGTCATCGTCATTTAACAATAACTCTTCCATGTTCAATGCATAATTCTGAAACGTTTGTGCAAAATCAACATTAGGCATGCCAGCAATATATGCTTGACCCGATGCTTGTTTAAGATTTAATTCAAAATCTATAGTGTTAGAACCATTAACTGAATCAGTAAAATCTGGAAGATCTAACAAAGCATATTTGCTAAATTCAAAATTTAAGTCTGAACTGTTAAAAGCTCTAGTCATATCTCTTGCTGAAGAAGCAAAAGCATACATTGTGCCTCCCATGGGCTGCGGTATTCTAACTAGAGGAGTTGCCATTTATTAATTAAATTTTGTTTTATACAATTGTTGTGTTGTGAGCTGCGATAACATACCATATATTAGCGAAACATCTTAATGTTACTGTAGAATTTTTACCTGTTAACGCAATTGAACTTGCACCTAACTTATCCAATATAAGAGCTGACACTGATTGTGAAGCTGTAGAAACATTAATTATAGTTACTTCTTGTCCATCTACTGCATCAGGTAAAGTAAAGTTAGTGTCAACAAAATACGTAATTGCTGTGATAGTTGTTGGTGTAACTTGTGTAGTTGGAACCGCAGCAGTACCTAACACTCCGCTTTTAATTAAAGTACCTCCAAATTTAGCACTTGCAGCAAATGTAGCAGCAATATTGAATATAGCACCTAAATTGTCTACGCGTAATATGTTTGTATTTCCTATTGCAACGTTTAAAGATGAAGCAGAAACGCCTCCTTGTAAATTTAGCGATGATGTTGCAGGATTTAATAGTGCCGTAACAGATGCTAACTCGTCATTTAATAACTCAAAGTTACTATTAATAATCGGTCTTGATGAAGAAACTGAGTCAGTTCCTAAGATTTCAGTAATGTTTGCCATTTTTTATTGTTTTATTATTTTACTTTTAACATGTTTCGTTTTACAAGGTTTTTATTACCATGTGTGTCTTCAGCCTCTAATTGAATTGAATAGTATCCAGGTTCTTTAAAGATGTACGTCAGCCACATATTATTATAGTATATATCAGTGATTTTTGGGTTACTTATATTTGTGATTGTCCATTTAGCATTTTTTCTACCAGGAAATTTAGAAATATCAGTAGATATTGTAACATGTGTTGATCTTTCAACTTCTGCATAATTTGTAAATACTCTAGTATCATCCCATGTTGGATTAAAATGTTCAACATGTGTTTCACCGGTTACATTTGAATTAGAAACAGGATTTGCTTTCACGATAGAAACAGTATCAAAATCATATATACTTGAATATTCCCAACCTACTGCTAAAATAAATCTAAATACATCATTTGTATCATTATCATCTAGATCTTCGAATATTGCATTATAATTAAATTTACTAATAACAGGATCAGTGCTAGCATTTAATTCATCCATTATTTGTTTCCATCCATTTACATCATTAAAAGTAGTAGGAGTTGCATTTATAATAGTATGTTCACCGAAACTGACCGTGCCATTTACAGGATGTTTGTATTTGATAACTAATTTATCACCTTGTCGTATGTCATTGATTTTAAAACTTGAAGTTAAATCAGGTCCAACTCTCATGAAATTCCATGCGATGTGTTTACTGTCTTCAAATCTAAATGTAGATTCGTCCCATGTGTATGGTCCAGTAGTCTCACTAAAACCAGTTTCAGAATAAATGTCCATATATCTTCTAACAATCGAGAATCTCAAACCTTGATCATCTTCCATGTGTACATAATTAGCTCTGTCTAAAGTCAAATAAAGTGTAGCTAAATTATCTTCAACTAATGTCTCATTATCTTGAGGTGAGTTCCAATAACCTCCAGCTTTACTCCAAGGAAGTTTCTTGCTGTCCCAATTATCATACTCTAACCATTTATAAATTCCATAAAGTTCTAGATTTTTTAATTTAATATCTATAACATCATTCATTCTATAATGTGATCTGTGTCCAAATAGATCATATGTTCTCATTTCCACACTGTAAGAATCAGCATATGGTAATATCAGTGGAAGTACTAAGTAATCATCGATCGCACCCCTATATGTCTGGTTAAAACCTCTTTCTTTACTTGTAACTACCCATTCGATTTCATAAACCCATGCTTTCCACCAATTATTCCATGTTATTAACAAAGTTGAATTTGGATCTTGAGCATCTTCCCATGTAAACTTAGCTTCGTCCCATACGTCATCAAATGAATCAGTTCCATCTAATATAATTGGACAACCTATTGGAATATTTGGATTGTAAGAATATAATTCTCTATCGTGATACGTTTCGTAAAACTTATAAATTACATCTTTTAATTCTACTCTATTCGCAGCAGTCAAATTATCTTCTTTACCTATTCCTAAATTTAAAAATAAGTTATAGTTACCAGCATCATTATTTTGATCTAACGACGGTTTAAGAACCATTGACATATCTTCAATAAAAAGATCTCTATCACCTGGAACAACTTTAAATTTAATTCTATGACCTTCACTAAAGAAATCAATAGCATTTTGATTATTCCAAACATTTAAATTTCTTTGATCAAAATAATCACCTTCAGCAGTTATGTCAATAATCTTAGCTTGAAGCGGTAAGTACTCTTTTTGTAACTTGGCTTTTAAACCATATAATTTAATTAAAACCTCTTCAGGCGTATAATCAAAAGTTTCAGTTACATTAGGAATATCCCATTCGTCATATGTACCATTAGGTTCATTTAATCTATAGACTAAACTAAACTTACTGGTTTTTTTCATCGTATTAGATGGCAATTTAAAAGCTAATTTCTTTCTAATTGATTCGCCTCTTACTGATGAATGAGGAACAGGAACAGCAAATAATTTACCAAAATTCTTAACAGAACTATCGATGTTCAACCAATATTCTTTAAGAGTTAATTTATCATAACCAAAGAAGTCAATCGCATTTAAAATTGCTTTATATGTACCAACAAATGGTTTAATGTTATGAAGTTCTAAAAGAAGTTCCTTTCTTTTTTGATTTAATAAAATATAATCAGGAGACATTTCACTAATGTCATGATCTTTGAATAATAAGAAATCTGATTCTGATAAAGACGCACCAAAATTAGACAAAAGAACTGTAAGTCTTTCGTCTTCGGCTACAACTTCTCCATAAAATTCAATAGTAGCTATTAGAGTTTTAATACCATCAGTGTATTCATATACATTTAAGTTTCTAATATGTGGGCCTGGAGTTGTAGAACTTAATGCAACATTAAGTTGAATAGCCACATTAGAACTAGCGTTTAAATATTTAACACCATCGACAATAGAGTCGGTGTTTGAGTTATCTAATAAATCAATAGTTTGTGACTTTAATTCTTTGATAGTAGGAATATTTCCAGTATTATCAATATCATATAAAATGATTGATGTGCTATCAAATTTATTGGTTTGTTCCCATTCAAATATAAATTTAGTAGGGCTAGAAGTTTCTGCCGTAGGAAAATTAATATTAGGATCACCATTGAAGATACATTCTTCTACGATGAATAAGTTAACAGTTTCATACAAACCTGCAGAAACTTGGGACAAATGAACAGTACCCTCGTATACATCGAAATCGTCTTTCTCGAAATTCAAGTCATATTCTAATCCTCTAAAAAATCTTAAATTATCGTACATTATCTAGTTTGGTTATCGTCTTCTTTGACGGTATAATTTTTATAGTTCTTAAGGTATCTTACACCTCTTAATAACGTCTTTAAATTGTCATCTAAAAACATTAAGAAATATCTAATGGTTTCATTTCTTTGAATATGTCCAGACAAAGCTCTACCTATAAATTCACTCGGTGGTAAATTTTCATAGTCAAATCCAGTGTGTAACCTAGAATCTTTTCTAGTTTTTACACTATCATATCTTCTAACTCTTCTGTATCCAAATAAATTATCAAATAATGCCATTACTTAAGTGCTTTTCTATTTCCAGCTTGTATTCTAGTGTAAATTGTTCTAGGTACAGGTTCTGCTTCAAAGTTAATACTAACTGCAGCTTCAGCATTCATTAATACATCATCTTCGATAACATCGCCATCTCTGTCTAACCATCCACCTCTAAATACAGCAACTTCTTCTTTCTCCATTATAATATCACCCCATTGATCCAAACCTTTTACAGTATCTGGTATATCCATTGAATATTTAACTGGAACGGTTTGTACATTTTCGATTCTTTTAAAGAAAACGTATTTTTGTTTACCATTACCCACAGTTTCTAATGTCACTGGTTCTTGTGGTACAACGCTCACGTTAACCGATTCAAAGTAACCATTTCTTAGTGCAGTTTCTTCGGTTTCAGAAATAAATTTAACATTCACCGCATCAATTCCTGCAACTTCCTCCAAAATATAAACTATATCAGATTTAGGTAATTTATCTCTTCGTGTAATATTCAATAAATATTCAGAAACTTTAGCTCTAACAGCGCTGTATATCTCATCTCTGGTGTAACCTTCAAAATATCTAATGTTAATATCCATACTATAATATCTTACTTGAGGTTTAACAAAAACAACTTCAGTAGTTACCATTTGTTGTCCGCTATCTTCTAATACTTTATGCATTGCATCATATTCACCTTGATCTAAAAACATTTCAGATTGTGGAATATTAAAATAATCTTGGTTTTTTGCAAGTTTCTTTTTAATATCAGGAACTGCGAAAATATAAATAACGTTATCATCGTCCAAATATTGGTCATCAGTTGTGTTATATGCATCTATATAAGAGAACATATTATATCTTGATAAGAAGTATTCATAATTATCAGGAGTTGCCAATACAAAAGATTTACTTGCCATTGGTGTCATAATCTTTGTAAACCTAGTATCTTCTCTATCACCACCCATTTTAGGCGATGAAGTAATAGTTACATCTAAAAATTGATTTAGATCATGTTCATTACCATTTGAATCAGTACCAACTGCATCCCATTTAATAGTTAAATCAGGTGAATCATCTAAATTACCTGTCATTCCAGCATGCTTAACATATTCGATTTCGATTGTAGCACCATTTGGTGGCACCATTCCAAAACTTCCATTACCAAAATAAAGGTCTAAACCTCCACTAATTCCAGTCTTAATTAAATATGCTTTTTCTTCAGAACCTAAATCATATAAAGATTCATGTTTTGTCCAAAGTTCTCCATTAACACTAACACTTATTTTAGTATGATCCGTTATACCACCAGTATTAATACTAAATGATTGTAATTTTTCACCACTAGAAGTTAACGTTTGTGATTCAAACTTACCTTGAATGATAGCAGTTTTAATAGATGTATAATTTGTTTTTTCTAATTTAAAACTATCATTAGAATTTAAAAGGGTATACATTAATCCATTAGCATCAAATTTAAGTTGAGCTCTAGATTGTATATTCAATGTATTTCCAGCAATCTTTGACATATCTGCTCCAGGTTTCCATCTAAATTCAATCTCACCAGTTGCAGCAAATCCTCTAGTAGCATCATGACCAGTTAATCTAGACATACCATATATAGATTCTGCCTGTTGTGCAGTATATATGTTTTGTTCTACCACTGAATCCTCAATGTAGAACATAATTAAATCAGATATTTCAGATAATACTGAAATTATTTGGGCAAACGGTGAAGCCACCGTAAATAGAGTATTAGCTCTACTGTAGACCCTAGAAATATACGTCTGAGCATCTTGTCTGATGTCAGCTGCACCTGTTCTAATTCTACTTAAAAATTTTAATTCAGCCATTATTGTATTTACTTTTTTATAACATACTTATTTTTATAGAATATCTGCTATCTATTGTAATATCTATAAATGCAATATCTCTAACTTCACCCCTCATAAATGTAACATTTACACCAAAATTGTACTTGTTAGCTAGAGGGCAATATTGATTTATTTGATCAGTTATGGTAGAAACTATATTATGCTCATTTGCATTTAAATCATATATAAGTGTTTCCAAATTACATCCAAAATTCTCAGAACCCATAACTTCTCTCGTATTAGTAAATAGAGCAGTTTGAATCTGTGTGATTAACATTTCTATTTCACTATTAGTTTGAACCTGGTTTTCGTCGTAATTAGGGTCAGTTGGGTATTTTATATATAATTCCATCTATGTATGTATCTTCTTTATTTAGGTATGCATCATCCAGTCCACACCTTCATCTCCTTTGATTTCTTCTTCAATAGCTGTAAGTTCATCATCTCCCATAGATTTGATTGCATCATAATCAAAATCAACATTACCTGGTAAAGCAAATTTAAAAATACCTAACTTAGTACCTAATGATTGTTTGATTTTAGCACTAACATATCTAAAGAAAATTTCATCGTCATATAAAGCACAATCTGGAATTGTTTCGTAAATTTCTAAGATCACATCACCTTTAGGTGTATCACCTAAAAATTTAAGTTCTCCAGTTAATTGTGAATATGCATAAGAAATAGGATTCTCTAAGATCTGTCTAGAAAGGTCTGCCATAGATGCATTCAATACATAGTATTGTAATTCTTCTGCAGCCTCAGCCATACCAGAACCTTCATACATACCTCTAAATAACATTCTTTCCATAGAGAAGTCACCACCAGATTGGAATCTAAGATCCAATCCACCACCTTGACCACCGAATCCTGAAGCTAAATCGTATAATCCATATACAGAATAAACTCCACCTCCGCCGTCATTGCCAGGGCCTGGTAAATTAAGTGTTCTAGTATTTTTAAAATATTCAGAAGAAAATACATCATTTGGAATATGATAAAGATTTTCTTTTACAGCGTATTCGTATTTCTTATAGAACCATTTTTTAGATCTCTTAATTATATTAATAATCTCTTTTTGTGGTAAGTTAACCGGAACCATACAAGCTCCTGTAATTTCGTCTGCTATTTCATCTAGAAATGCATTTAAACAATTATTACTGAAACTTCTTCCAGTTAATAAATCATCATTTGAACCGCTTATAATTTGACCCATTTTATTATTTTATTTTTTTACTTACTACTACTTCGGTTTCTTCAAATCTAGCTGAATCACTTATGAAACCTTCTCTGAATATTCCACCTATCATTTTGCCTTTAAACATAGTGTCCCTTCCAGCAACATAACAGTTGGTTAATTCACAACTTCCGTGAGTATAACTAGACTCAACCTTAGAGTCTTTTATTTTAGTACCTTGATATAAACTTCCCCACATAACTGCAGAACCTGAAACTTCACAATTGTAAAAACTACAATTAGTTAAATTACCGGCAAGTTCACAATCGATAAATTCAAAATTCTCTAGCATATAAACAGTTGGGAATTTACCGTCCTTTACTTGAACTGCACCATAATCTGAATCATAATTGATAGTACCCTCAGTCATAGATCCGTTTACTAACAAATCCATTACTCTCATTTTAAATCTGTCCCAATGTACCTTTATGATAATAGGATTATCTTGTAGATCAGCTAATATTTTGATTTTAGGCCAATGTTCTGAGACTTTTGTATAATCTCTAAGCATATCAGAAACCGGCTTATTTTTATTTAAGATTCTTTGTAATTCTATTTTATTTTCAGGAGTAAATCTAGAGTCATTACATGACTTCCACATTTGAGCTAAAAATCTTTCAGTTAGATATAAAATATCATCTACCTTCTTTTCATAATCTGCTCCACCTAAATATCTAAATTCAAGATAGTTTTTCTCTTTTTTAGAGAAGTTAATCCCATAATATTTAGTGTCAGCAAATTTAAAATTATTTGAAGCAATTTGATTAGCATCAAAATGGAATGCTTCCCATTTTGGCATTACCCACTTAATACTTTTAGCATAAGCAGATTTTTCTCTGTTTGGGAAAAACTTGTAAACTTGTTTTTCATCAAACTCTAAAATGAATTTAAGAACATTCATTTTAGAAAGAAGATCTTTATCTTGTAGAAATTGTTTATCGAACGATAAGTTGATGTGAATAGATGCTCTATCAGTTGTATATCCATTTTCCGATATCCATTTAAGCATCTTAATAACCATAATTCTGGCATTTCTGTAAGGTATTGGTCCAGTAACCAATTCAATTAAACCTTTACCACCAGACATATCGGGTTCCATTTTGAATTCTTCAGCGGAAGGCTGAAATTCAGAGTGGGCCTTATCTTCTAACCTAATTTTTCGATCTAGAAGTTTAACCAAAGATTTTCTGGTTTCTTCTAGATCGAGATTAGAATAGAATTCAAACTCAACACCCATAAGTGCTGCGTTCAATATTGATTCTCTAGGAGAATCGTAAGTTAGCTTTTGCATATTAAGATTATGATATTTATCGTTTCAATATATATCACACTCTCGGTGCAATAGTTATTATGGCATTTTCAAAAATACTTTCATCGAATCAACATCGATTCTTGTAATTTGTACAGTGATTGGATCTCCGTTTTTAAATACATCCATAATATCTTCCCCAACTTCACTAACATGCAACAGTCCAGTCACACCTTCTTCGATTGTAATAAACAAACCGTAATCTTTTTTAGTTTTTACAGTTGCTTGAATCACAGAAGGAATCTGGTATCTAGAGGCAATGTCATGCCAAGGATTGGATACAGAATTTGCCTTTTGAGTAAGTGTAATTTTAGTATCACTAATAATATCTTTAACGATGAATTCAATTTCATCACCTGGTAAAATTTGTCTAGCTTTAAACTTAATTGTAGTTTCTTCATCTAAGTCATTACTATGAATCATACCTGTTAAACAGTTATTAAATTCAACGAATACCCCATATTTAGCAGAACCTGTTACATTTCCAGTAATTGTTGCACCTTGATTAGCTTTTAAATCTTCGATTTCACCTGGAATTAAAGCTTGTAAATATTTTCTATGAGAAACTACTAATGTGCCTCTTTCTGGTGAGAAACTTACAGGGACAACGTACATTTCTGTTCCAATAATAGAACTAAAATCATGTAACTTATTAATACCTGCAAGTGATCCTGGCATAAAACATTCAATTCCTTGAACTGTCACCATGTAACCACCATTCTCAATCATATTTGTAACTTTACCTACCCATGCAGTTCCACCAGTTTCAACAGCTTCTCTAAGATCCATGAATACTTTGTGTTTAATACCACCATTAATAGATCCCAACACATGTGAATTATTTCCAAATTGTGTAATCAATACAGCAGTTTCATCACCTGGTTTTAATGATTGAATTTCAGAAGGTTCTTTGTCATACTTAACGTATACTAATTCTCTGTAACCAACATCAACACTGATAAAATCAGAACTAACTGCATAGATTTTACCTGTAAGAATTTCTCCAACTGTTAAGTCAGATACCATTACACCTTGAGAACTATCGAATGCTATAAGTTTATCATACATCTCTTGTGCGTATGATTCTCTAGAATAAACTTTGTCTCCGTTTTGAGTTTTAATGTGAGGGTTTGGTTTTCTAAGTCTAGATGGGCAATCTGCTTCATAAGCATCCCACATAAAATTTCCGTCTTTGTCGTAAAATGTAGCAAGAGAATCCTCTTTAGATGTTGGAATTCCTGCCATTTTTTTAAGAAAGTCTAGCGACAAATCAGACTGTTCTTTTGCGTTTTCGTTGGCTTTAACTTCACCAAGTCTAACTCTTTTGTTTTTTTCGTTGTTCATTTATTTTTATATTAAAGGTGTAACATATTATATATCCTATCATTTTTTAGAATACTACAGGAACTATACCTACCATT